GTCACTGTGAATAGCTTGTCTCATATAGTAGGCCACCAGTTTCTCCAGATGCTTAGAGAAGGCATGAGCCTGATCCCTGATTGCTGGATGCGCTGAGTCTGACACTGCGATAATTTTTTCCACGCATTGTGCAGACAATTCATCAGGAGTCAAACCCCTGTTATGAGTTGTATTTACTTGAACTAAAGATTCATCTTTAGGAACGCTTACATCTATTTTAAACATTATTGTTTAGCCCTAATTACTTTTCCTGTTCGATATTCATCTGTGACTTCTTTATTTTCACCCATCATTTTAAGAGGTAGTAAACTTTCTTGAAACCTTTTATCATAATAAGCCATAATATCCTGTTCGCCCTTCATGTAAATATAAGCTTCAATTAAAGCACCATATAAAAGGGTCATTTCAGCGTTTTCGCTTAACCAGGAAGTGGCGCTATCGGCCCCGGCAGTAAGACTTTCAGGTCTGTAATAATAATGAAGTTCGGCGGTAAATGCTGCATTTGGAGTAGGTCCCATTAAAAAATTGTCTACATCAAATACACAGTAGTATTTTGGCAAGCCTGTTGTAGTTGGATCTGGCGTATAACTTTGCACATAACTAGGATCTTTAAAATCAACGAAAAACTTATCTCCATTTGTTCCAGTCATACTCAAAGAAAAGGGCGCTAAGAAATCAGAAGGTACTTTAATATATTGTATGCCGCTAGTCGTTTGTGCTGTCGCGTTTTTACGGAACAAACTAAGTTGCACGTTTTTGAGAATACGTTCTTCAGATAAACGAATAAACAAAGGTATGTTGTTTACAAAGCTTGTTTCTTCGTATTCCGTATAAGCTTTTACCGCGTCTTTTAATTGTAAATATGTAAAACTCATATCATCACACTATCGTTATATTTCCCACCATACTACCATGATTGCTGCATTGATACACTAAGGATGTATCACTAGGCTCATGCGGGACGATGAATTGCGTTAATCCTGTGGTTGAATTATAGTTTTCTGTAACGCCTGTTGTGAAATCTGATCCACCCGCAGAGGTCCTTATTTTTAAGGGATGACTTCCTACATTAGCCGTATTGTCTATTAGATAAGTGTGCCCTTTATAAAAAGTAAAATTTGGATTATCCCCGGACGTAGCGCCAGGGCCAGTAAAAGTGTATGCAGAAGATCCATTTGTTCCCGCTGTATACTTAGTAACAGGGCCAGTTGTCTCATCATTTAATCGAATCCACACCCCTCCGTGCGCGAAATATAGTCCCCCAGTCGCGTGAACATGGGCCACAGCGCCATGGTATGTTGACGCGCTTGGTAAGTCACTTAACGCACTGTAATAAAATACTATTTTATTTGCACCAGAACTTACATCTATAACGCCATTAGAATCTATCAGGTCGGTAAGAGTCGTTCCGTTTCCAAGTGCTGCATATATCTCTGTAAAATTAGCGTTTATTTTAGTTGCACCTGCGCGAAGGGTATCACCATTACCATCGTTTGCGCTGCTTCCTATCCCTACACTTTGTAAAGCCATGTTCTATCCCTCATCAAATGTGTTTGTTGTAGAGTCTAAAGTAATAGACGTACTGTCAAATTTTATTGCGGTTGAAGTAACATTTACTGACACTGAACCCACAGATGCACTGGCGCTTACTCCTACAACATCATCATCTGTAGATGTAGGATTTACAGTAACCGTGCCGACATTTCCCAAAGCAACGAGATTATTAGCCGGAGTAATCCCTTCTATTTCCTTGAAGCCAACAGGCATAAAACCATATTGTATAGCTCTTTCTGAGGCCACCTCTTGTGGTGGACGGGCATCTTGCAAAGCTTGAGCATCAATAACTTTACGAAATGGCCCTAATTGCGGCTGTTTTCTTTCAAACTCATCTTTACCAACTAATGCTCCGTTCCATTCTCGACGCATATCTTTGTAGCGATACCGAAAACCCGACCGATCTGATATAGCGTAAGCGTTTTTTCCAGAGGCAAACTTGGTCATCAGGTTGTCCTAAAATACTGAAACTGAGGCACTACATTGAAAGAAGCTCTGTCTCGATCCTCCGCCATAGCCCTTTCAAACTCTTCTTCGTAAACCGCTTTTAAAAGCTGTAAACGATTGGGTGCTCTTTTGAGTGCAATATAATACGCCAAACCCGCAGCTAAACATGGATAAAACCTAAAAGGCATGTCTAATGTGTTTACTTGGGCATCAGCATCGTCCATCCGCGTAAGAGCATCATAAACAATTACATCTGTGCTGTTGTCTGGGACGGGCCACACTTTCAGATTTGGAGTTATTTGCCTGTCAAGAAAAAACTGAGACGGCCTTCCTTGTGTTGTTTTTACAGGAATAGACAAAAAAGTATCTCTGCTTACGCGAGTCAAAGCAAAATCAGTATTATCCCTTCGAACCACTAGCGACAGAACATCTATGACATCTGCACCAAGATCATACTCTCCATCAGCTTGTGTAACCGTTTGCGTCCGCTGTTTAATAGTCCACTGATTTAAACCCCTGTTTGCCCACTCTGCAAGCATAAGATTAAGAGATCTCTTCGCTGTTTTAAGATCATATCCTGTTCGAACCTCAAGACCGCAACGCTCAAAAGCTTCTTCAATGTATTCTGCTACATCTAATTCAAAATCTTTTGATCCTGATACAGTCATGTTTAATCCTCGTTATACAGGTTATCAAAAACCCTGTTTACATCTAGTGTATAGTCTAAATCACTTTTTGAATAGTGTATATGTTGTGACGGTTTGAAGTCTGGCGCACCCTCTCCTGCGGCAAACCATGCGGGATGTGTAACTCGTACTCTATTATTTGGTAATGCAACTATGTTGCCCGTCCAATCTCCGGCATCTAAAAGCTGTAAAACATGACTTTGTTTATGCTGTGCAGGATCATCGGCTATTTCACTTTCGGCATAATCCACAGTAAAAAGATACTTTGCCGGAAACATGCTTCCGTCAATCTTTGCAAGCCAAGGACACGGCGTTGCACGGTCCATAACAAAAACAGAATGATGAAAAGAGGCACAATCCCATGGTTGTGCATCGTAAGTGTCCATAGGTTCGGGCCATTCTTCAAGTGGTATATCTGCAACAAGAGCCGTTAAAGGCATTCTAGCCCACATTGCGCCACCGTGTACTGTGTCTTCTTCTTCGCCTTCAGCTTCACTACCAGTGAAGATAACCTGAAAACTAAGACACCTATTAGGCATCGTAGTAACACCAATTACCATTGCATGTAAAAATTCGCCGTGGTACTTCTCATGGTTGTGAGTGTATTCACGGCGAATCCATGCCTTAAAGTAAGGCACATTTGAATGTAAATACGCCATTACTTTTTCTTTGCGGCCCCGCCTTTAGCCTTTTTCATTGGGCTTAATGTCATACCTTTTTGTTTTGCCGCGCTTCGTAATTGTGCCATAGTCATAGCAGCGCCGCCCGTCATCATCTTTGTGGGTTTTTTACCGCCCATTGCGCCACCTTTAGACCGACGTTTTACACCGCCCATTGCGCCACCTTTAGACCGACGTTTTACGCCACCCATTGCGCCACCTTTGGATCTGCGTTTTACGCCACCCATTGCACCGCCTTTAGATCTTGTACGAACTTTTGCGCCACCTGATCTTTTACCCTTACTCTTCATTGCCATCCTTATCTCCTTTCAAAAGTTATGCAGATACAGAACCAGTGGTTCTTTTTCTACGGTTTGACAATACTGCACCACAACCTCTAGCTATGATTCCTTTTTTACCTTTTTTGTTTTTGGGGGACGGCCTCTTGGCTTTTTGCCTTTCGATTGCACCGCCGTTGCTTGCGAACTTAACTTCTGCTTCTTTTGTGTTTTTGACAAAGGTTTTGCCTTTGCTACCTTCGGTTTTCTTTTTTCTGGCAGTGGCTGCTCTTTCGGCTTTCGAAAGACTATTCGCTTTAGACCTTGGAAGACACCTGTCAGGATTCTTTTTATCCTTTGAAGTGCCGCACTTACCTTTGATTTCACCATCAGACCCAATCCTTACCCAGTCTTGTTTCAACCATTTTTTAAGCTCACCCATAAAATTACCTTTTAGTTTTGATAACTTTCTTCAAACTTTTAGCTTGTTTTGCGTGTAGTTTTGAAGCTTTATTTAAACCCCGTATAACTTTTTTAACTCTAGCCTTTTGTTTTCTGTTTACCATTATCTACCCTTTCTTTTACCGCCTTTTGATTTTTTGGCGTAATTAGGATCTTTGCAGTACTTTGAGGCGGCTAAGTTGGCGTAGGCAGAAGGATAAGTGTCAAACGTTCTTTGCGCCCAAGCTTTTCCTTCTGGACAGATTTTACTTCCTTTGCTTTTCTTTGATGCCGATTTTGACTTTCTGGAATAACTCATAGAAATTTCCCCGCTATCGCTGTAGCAACGATAAGAATAGCTATACCCCAAAGACGCATATCTAACTTATCAAGCTGTTTATCTATTTTTTTGTATCGCTCATTACATTCAGCTTCATGTCTTTCCAAACGATTTAAAAGATCATTTATATCCATCAACATTTCCATCTTTTTCTTGCTTGTCTCAAACGTGAGTTAGGATCTTTTGCCGCTTTTGGAAATTTTTTCATCTGTCCTGCTGAACGAGCACAAAATGATTTACGACGTTTATCAGCCTTACTACCTTTTTTTACTTTTCCCGTGACGGCAGTTTGCAATTTTGAACCTGGGTTTTTGCGTCTGTATGCAGCCACGCCCGCCTTGGTCATTCCCGCCCCTTTTTCTGTAGGGCGGAAATTCTTTTTGTTACGCTTCGGCATACTATCGCTTTTGCGTTTCTTTTCTTTAGACGACTTTGTTTTTACCTTAGACGCCATAGGCCCACCTTAACTATGGAAAATAGTCAATGCGGTGACGTTTGTAGCCACTGAAACATGTACATCGCTCGTAAACAAAATACCTTCGTCAGGAATGTTCACCGAATGAGTTTCGGATGCAGAAAAATCAATATCTAAAACTGTTGAACCGCCGTTTCCGTCAGTAAGGGTAAGTCTACCCGCGCCGCCGCCTGTAAGAACCTGTATCTGCCGTAAACGTGCGCGACCTACCGAGGCCGCGCCTGTCCCCGTCAGACGCTTTGCTTTTACGTCTGAATTAGCCATTTAAGCCTCCTTTAAGCGAGGTTGTTGTTTTGAGCGTACAGAATTGTAACCCTTACTTCACCCGCTGATGTTGCGGCAGAGTTTGTTACAGTCAAACGGATATCTGCTGTACCTACGTCTTCCCAAGCTAATGCACCGCCTGATTGAGTGGTCGGATATTTGCGTCCGGCAGAAGTCCCGATAGCGAATGTGTTTACCAAAGAAGTTGCACCACCAACCGTGTCTCCGACACTTAGATTAGTCGCTCCACTTGCGGCTGTAATAACGTCAATTACGCAATCAATAATTTGAGAGTTTGCCGGAATCACAACGTCTGTGGTGTCCGCTGCAATCGCACCATTTGATAGATCTGCTGCAAAAGTCTGAGACATTACAACCTGACCAGTGTTTTTGATATTTGTACCGAGAGTTGTACCCGTAGTATCTTTAATGGTTCCTGCTTTAATAGGACCAGAGAAAGTTGTCGTACCCATGTAGATCTCCTGTCTTGGGTTAAGTCAGCAGCCCCATGCCGCTGTCAGGGATAATTCACTATAACACATAAAATAAAAAAAGAAAGAGCCGCAAAAGCGGCTCAATCCAATTTAATTGTATTCGAACTTAGGCTGCGCCCGGAGTTCCAAACACTGTGCGCCAGTCGGATACACCGAAGCTGTAACGCTCACGAGCTTTAAATCGCATGTTACCTGTATCAAAATCGCCTTCCATAGCTGTTTTGATTGGGGCACGATTGAAATACTTAAACCCGTTAGGTGCGTCTGTCTTTATGAAATACGCATCTGTGTCTGTTAGGAAGTGGTTAACAACAGCGCCTTGAGGAATCATTCCCATGTTCTTCATCGCGTTTGCGTCATTATCCGCTGTTCCCGGACGTAGGTTTGAGTTAAGCACTCGCTCTGCAATAAACTGCAATTCTTTTGGTATAATAAGCTTCATACCGCTAACTGCAATTTTCAGTCCACGCTCATCAGTGAAACCTGCAATATCAATGAGCATTTGCTCTAATGAGGTTTCGTTGAGATCTGCCGCAGTAGCCAAGATATTTGATTGGTTACCTGACAGAGATGGGTGAGCGTTTGAGCAAAGTGCTGCGCCGTC